AATCCATTAATGAATGGAGTAAGTGCATAGTAGTCTAATGGGAATACAACACCCGCAGTAATATAATAACCCAGGGCTTTGTAAACATATCCTTGTCTAAGGATTCTAGATTTAAATACATCTCTGTATTTTCTCTTAGTTTCTTTAGTTATTTTTTTAAGAGATATTAGTTTAACAACTGTATCTACAAAGATTATAAACATTAAAATTATTGCCATTAATTGAATAGGTGCAAAGAAAGATGAAATTGTCAAAACTGCCAGTGTTATATTTGTTCTCATAATGTAGGTATTTGAGCTTTAATCAGACGGTATATAATATATAATATAATAATTATTAACCATATTCCACCCAACCATGCTAGGAAGTTGACCCAACCCGGGATATATTTTATTTTTTGTGGCTTTTGAGTTTTTGTTACAAGTTTGGTTTTGTAAATTGTATTGCCTTTAACTGTCTTGTATACAGTATCTACACGGGCAATTACTTTGTATTTATTATCTCTTACTCTTGATTGTAGTTTAATAATAGTACCATCTTTTTCAGCTAGTCTAGAAGCATATACATTACCTAATGAATCACAGAATAATGTATCTTCTATATATACAGTTTCTCCAGGAATCTTAATTGTAGTATCTCTAATTTGAGTTATATATACTGTACTATCTTTTTGTGTACATAGCGGACAGTATTTCTCCAATCTTCTTTCTAGTGAACAAGAAGTAACAAATACTAGCAATAAAGAACATAGAAATAATCTTTTCATTATAAAGTAGCAAATGTTATAAATGCTGCAAATGTATTTGTTGAACCATCAAAGAATACATTCTGGGACACTAAATATGAATCAGGTGCATTAGCAAATTCTGCATTAATTAAAGACTCTAATGTTGACGGATTATTATCAAATAAGTAAAGAGTTCTTAAGTTTCTATACTGAGGTATTGAAAGCCCTTGTAAAGTTTTCAATTGAAAAGGAAAGTTATTTCCTTTATTACCATAATCTTTTAAATTTCCTACTGACATAATTATTATTTTTTATTTATCTACTTACTTCTTCCCAGTCCATTGATGCATAAATAAGCTCAGTATTTGTACTTGCACTAACTATTAAAGCAATCTCATAAGGAGTACTAGTAAAAGTATCTCTTTCAAGTTGAAAACTAAACAATGCTTCTTTAAGTATATCTAAACTTACTGATGCTTGTGTACTTGATGTTAAGAATCCGGATGCTAATATTCTTCCTCCTGCAAAACTTGTACCTGTAATATTATATTCAACTGATGAATTTACTCCTGCAGGAACCCATGCTCCACCAGTTGTTGTGCCAGATGCTACTATTTTCCAATTGTAAATACCTGTTGCTACACCCATTATTGAAAGAGCTGTGAGGATTACTACACTATCTAAATAACCTGCTCTTAATTTTATACTTATTATTGGATAATAAGTTCCTGCAACAGCCAAACTTGTTGGAGCTGTAATAGGAGTACCTATCGCTTGTTGCGCACCTCTTAATTCATAACCACCTTCAGAAATTACTGTAGAGCAAACCTGTTTTAGTGTACTTGGATTTACGGTTACTCCTATATTAGTTATTTCATATCTCAATGGTAGAGTTGCAGTTGTTATATATGTTGATGGAATTAAATTAGCATGATTAAATTTATGGCACACAATAAAATTACCATCTATAATAAAACCTAATCTTACTGTTCCTTCTCCCAACCATTCAATATCCATAAACATTATCTGAGCTTTGGTAATATCTAATGTTACACCAGAAGGACCAGTACCATTCATTTTATCAACATTCCATGCTGATTGATCTACTACAGATTCAGTAACTACTCCAGTAACTATACTTCTTTCAACAAAACTAAGTGTGTAGTTATTTAATTGAAGATATAAACCATTATCTGTTCCAAAGTAACCGACTCGTTGTCTAAGATTATTTTGAGCTGGAGACATTACAAATGTAGTAAGTATTAAAAGTGATTTTCCTGGTTGATAAGAAAATACTTTAGTAGTTTCACGTAGTACTTGAGAACCATTTGTAGTATTTACATTTAAATTTACTAAACCTTCATTAGGACTAAATACGGCAGCACCTCCACTAGCAGTAGATGTATTCCATAAACCATTGTCATGATATCTATGGGAAGAATCAAATAATGTTAATGGATTAGAAACTCTTTGTCTTCCAAAGGCATCTACAGCCATTGCGCCAGCGGATACAAGATTTGTATTAATACTATCATTAATAGTATCCAAACCTAGCAACATTCTATATTGCCAAGGGAAATTATTCCCTTTGTTTCCGTAGTCCTTTAGATTGCCTATTGACATAATTAATCAATGATCATAAAGTGTATACGTACAGCACCATTTAATGCATTAAGAGCATCAACATTAGATATAACTAATGTAAGTGATCCTGCAGATAAATTACCAAAACTAACCACTGGAAAACCAGTACTAAAATACTCAACAGTTAAAAGAACAGTTGATTTAGTTGTAAGGTTAGCATTGTTAAAAGTAAATGACTCTTGTCCTGTTGCTGCTGTAGTAAGTGCTACAGTTTCAACAACTCCATTTCTTGAATTAAGAGTTACTGGATTACTAGAAACAATTGTTTGAGTTACTGTTCCTTTATCATATAATGATTGTAATGGTTCTGCATTTACTGCTAATGGTAACCAAGCATCATCTCTTGTTACATCTCTAGATCCAATTGCTAAAAGATTAGGTACATCTGTTGGTAAAGTGGTTCTATAATTACCAGCTTTAATCCACGAAATAAAATTTAGAATATCCATGATTTATTGTATTATTATTATTAAATTCTTGCTACTGAAAGATATCTAGCTGCAATAGTAGAAGTCCCTCCAACTGATTCTACAGTAACTACAATATATGTATTAAGTGACCAGTTTATAAATCCTGCTGTCATTGCATTTTCAAAAATTCCAGAATTATATGTTGCTCCAGCATTACTTCCAATAGCTGAATCAGAAAATCCTACATTTGGGTTTGTTCCATTATTTAAAAATTGACAAGCATTATTAGTAAACCATATATCTTTTTCAATTTTTACAACCCTTTGATTTACACCTGATGTTGCAGTATCTGTATCTGCAATAAGAGTTGCTCCAACAGCATTAAAAATAGATCCTTGATTAGGGGCTGTATTAGTTATATAAACTTTTGTTTTTAAAGTTGTTGCTGCTGCTAGTTTTTGCAAAGCTGTATTTATAGCAAAAATAGGCCAAGAGCTATTATTATAAGTATTAGCAGGTATTGTGCTAAATGTAACAGTTATATTAGATCCTGGTGCTACAGGAACAAGTCCTGATGGAACTTTACTAAAACTTGGTGTAGCTGTTCCAGATGGACCTACAGGACCCTGAATCCCTTGAGGACCTTGAGGTCCGGTTGCTCCTTGGGAAGCTAATAATGCCCAGCTAGTTGGATCTGCAGAAGGATTAACTCCACCTGGTCCTACATTGGCAATACAAAACCAAGATGCTCCACCAAAACCTACTGCATCATCAACAACATATGTTCCTGCTGCTGACCATGCACCTTGCCAGTTAAGACCTGCTGGTCCTACTGGTCCTGGTACTCCTTGAGGACCCATTGGTCCTTGTGCTCCCGCAGGAAGATTTGCTAATAAATCCTGACTAGTAATAACAGCTGGTAAAAAGCTATCTCCTCTAGTAGGATCTTGAATTCCAACAGGAATTAAAGTATTATTAGGAAGAGTAGTGGTAATCTTTAAAGATTTAATCCAGCTTATAAAATTTAATACATCCATGACTTTTATACTATTGTTAATGTTGTACCTGCAGGTACAGTTAATGTTTTCCCTACGCACATTGCTAATGGTGATTGATATTCTAAATTTGAATTATCAGGCAATACTAAATTTTCATTAATACAACCAACTACTTTAAAACCATTAGCCCAAATAGAAGATGTAACAGCAGGAGTAATAGGAGTTATTTGAGAAATAAAATCACTTAATGTGATTGCACCCGCTAAATAACCATCATCTCTTCTAGCATCTTTTAATCCAAGAGGCAAAAGAGTTTGAGTAGGATTTGCAGTAGTAACTATTCTACTTCCTTTAATCCAACTTATAAAATTTAAAATATCCATGACCTTTTATTTTAATGTGCAATTATTATTTATTTTCTAATGCCTCTACTTTAGCAGACAATTCTTTAATAGCTTTAACCAAGATTGGTATAAGTTTACCATAACTTGCTTCTAACTTCTCTGGGTTTTCTTCATATACAAGACCTAATGTTTCAGCCATCTCATATTTTTCTTGAGTAGACTTTAAATCTTGTGCAATGAATCCAAAATCTTTTACACCATGCTTTCCATCTTCTTCTCTATCATTCCAAACAAATGATACAGGATTAAGCTCTTTAACAAATTCTAATCCCACTGCTAATTCAGCAACTTCTTCTTTGTCTCTTGCATCTGATAAAGATGTAATAGACGTTACTGCACATCTTAAAACATTATTAGAACTATTACCTAATGTAATTGAATTACTAGTGCTTGATGTAGGTGCTCCGGAATTTGAACCAATGCAAATATTATTTGAACCTGTTGTAATAGGATTTAAACCGTTTCCTTCACCAGCATATACACCTAAAAAAGTATTATCTGAACCGGTGCTAACACTTTGACCAGATCCCGCACCTACAGTTGTATTTGCACCAGAAGACGTAGTATTCCATAGAGATCGCCATCCAATAGCTGTGTTAGGACTAGATGTTACAGCTATAATACTTTTTAGTGCCCCACTTCCTACTGCTACTTGACCAAATGAGCTGTTTCCTACCACGGCAAGAGCTTGTTTACCCACTGCTACATTTTCAGAACCAGAATTAGTATTTGTTAAAGCAATAGATCCTACGGCAACATTATCATCACCATCTGTAAGTGAGCCTCCACTAAATAAACCTAATACGGTATTACTACTTCCAGTAGTAATGCCACTTCCTCCACTACCAACCATAAGGTTAGCATTAGCTGTTAATGATGCTGGAGCTGAAGCTCCAATATATTTATTTAATGTTCCTGGACCACCAGATAAAGATCTTAATTCAATACCGTTTACATCAACATAGTTTGCTGATTGTGGATTAACAATATCTACATTTATTGTACTCATCTTATTTATTTTTTAATTCATTAAGTTCTTTTGATAAATCTTGTATTGCTTTGACAAGAATTGGAACAAGTTTTCCATAAGAAGCTTCAAGTCTCTCAGGATTTTGTTCATATACTAAATTTAATGTTTCAGCTAATGCTGCATCTTCCTGAGATTTTTTAAGATCTTGTGCTATGAAACCAAAATCTTTAACATCATGTTTACCATTTTCATTTCTTTCATCCCACACAAACTCCACTGGTTTAAGAGTATTTACAAAATTAAGTCCTGCAGTTAACTCAGTAACTTCTTTTTTGTCTCTAACATCTGAGAGTGATGTTATAGAAGTAACAGCACATCTAAGAACTGTATTGCTTGAGTTACCAAGAGTAATTTCATTACTCACAATTGGAGTAGATGGTTCTGCAAGATAACCTATTAGTATATTGTTACTTCCAGAACTTAAATAAGATGCACCAGCTTGACCAGTACCGAGCATAACATTATTATTTCCAGAAGTTAATGTCCAACCCATTTGATAACCCACAATAGTATTCTGACTTCCGGAATTAAATGTTGCACCAGCTCGCAATCCTAAAGCTGTATTCCCTGTTCCACTAGTTAAACTAGGTAAACATTCATGTCCAACTGATGTATTACTTGATCCGGTTGCTAAACCTAGAGCTGAAACTCCAATTGCAGTATTATTAATACCAGTTGTTGTACTTGCCAAAGCATTAAAACCAATTGCTACTTGACCAGGAGTACCAGTATAAAGTTTTAAAGCTTCATATCCAATTGCTACACTGTTGTTACCTACTGTATTTGAATATAATGCAAAATTTCCAATTGATATATTTCTATTTCCAGTAACATTAGCAAATAATGAATTCATACCAACAGCAACATTATTACTTCCTGTTGTACAATTTACTAATGAATATGTACCAACTGCTGTATTTTGATTTCCT